CTGGTGGAGCACTCGGTGGCGGCGACCTCGGTGGTGATCTTGGCGGCGATCTAGGCGGCGACCTCGGTGGTGATCTTGGCGGTGGCGAAGAAATGCCAGCAGGTGATGTTGGCGGGGAAATGGACCTTGGTGCGCCCGGGGGAGATGAAGGCGGTGGTGATGATTCTGCCTTGTTGGCAGTCCCTGCAGGTTCGCGTGATGCCCCGCGCACATATGGTCGTGGTGAAAAATATTATGCCAAGAACGGACGCAATGATAAGCGAACAGGAACGGGTCCTCGCTCTCGCTCCCTTAAAGCGAAATCAGGACAGAAGGACAGTTCGGGCGTTAGAAATGTTTTTGGAGGTGGCGCCGAAATTATGAATTTGGCAAAGACTACTGGGATCTCTGCTGGGATTGCTGAGCATTATGAAGAAGAACAATCTATTTATAATTTGAGAGACAGAACAGAAGAGGACAGGTTGTTTGAAATTAACGAATCTGTTCGTTCTTTGTTAGAAGGTTTAGAAACAAGAAATACCAATATGAAACTGGAGCAAAAGAATGAAAACAAGGCATAATAAGAAAAGAAACACTGCGTTTGTATATGAAGCATTAATTCGAGAGGCGACTGTTGCCATTCTTAAAAATGAACACAAAAAGAAGGACAAAGTTGTTTCGCTGATCAAGAAACACTTTCGACCTAATAGTCTTCTTAGGCGTGATTTAGAGTGTTATCGTTCTTTATATGAGAATCAAAGCTTGGATGATAATCTTTCTGAAAAGATTCTTAAAGAGGTCCGCATGCAAAAGATGATGATCGATCCAGAGGGCCTCTTCAAGCAACAAAGTGCCCTGATCAGAGACATTAATAAAGAAATTTCACCAGAAGTATATAATAATTTTGTTCCCAATTATAAAACTTTGGCTACTATTGATCAAATATTTTCACTTAAGACATCTCCAAAGAATAGAATTATAATGGAGAGAGAGATAATCTCTCATATGATCAACAAAGTGGAAGTACTTCCTGAAACGGCGAAAATTGATAATGTGACATATCGTACTTTTGTATCTAAGTTTAATGATAAGTATGCAAATGGCTTATTGCAAGAACAGAAGGAATTGTTGACACACTATATTACGTCTTTTGCTGATAACGGGGTCGGTTTAAAGGTTTTTTTAAATAGCGAACTCGGGCGCCTCAAAGAGAAACTTAAAGAGGCTAGTGTTACAAATGAAATAGCAGCCGACAAGACAATGATAGATAAAACAAATAAGATTATTGAGAAGCTTGGGGCATTCGCGACAGAGGGTATTAATGAAAATGTTCTAATGACCGTTCTCAAGACCCAAGCATTAGTTGAGGAAATTTATAATGGCGATAACGATTAGAGTTGGCAATGAAGCCAATAAAAAATTGGTCACTTTGGAGATGGACGTTCGTAAGAGTCTTGCTGGCGATCTAATGATTTTTGATCATGGTGATATTGATATAGTACTTTCCACCAAGCAAAACAAAGTCATCGCTTTTCCTAAAGAGGTCATCTCGGATTATGTTTACGGCGCCCAAAATCGCCTATTTACTTTCCTGCGTAAACGCGGCGTCGTTATTCCAGAATCGATTCAGGCTGGCTCTTTTTATGGCTCTTTTGAGGCTACCATGGAGACTCCCAAGAACGAAGATATGAGCGCAGCAAAACTTACACTTATAAATATTTCTAACTTTATTACAGAAGAGCGCCCCTACTTTGAATCGACAGAAGCTATTATTTCCATGGCTGATGATGAATATATTGATCCTGACAAGGAAGATTCTACAGAACTTGGTGAAGTTCCGCAGGCTGTTAAGCAAGGCTCTATGCGTAAGGGTTTTGTTAGAGATCCTTATGCAATGAACTATCTTTATACTTTATAGGAGATTAGTGAGATGTCGAATATGAAGTTGTTGATGGAAAGGTGGAATGGCTATTTATTGACTGAGAGCCTTGCAGACTTAAAATCCGATCCTGATAAAACGGAGGAGTTTTTAAAGAAGCTATCGGATGTTACTGATCGACAAGAATTGCAGGGCGTTTTGACTGTGCTTCTTTCAGATCCTCAAATTAAAGCCGCCGCCGAATTAGTTAATGATTTAAATCAAGAAATTGAGCAACAAACCAAAGACTTGCAGAGCGAAGGGATTTTGGATGATTTTGCACTCAAGCCGGGACATGAAGCATATAAATTGATGAATTCACCAACATTTGCAAAGCTAGTTAAGATCGGCGGACCCATTACCGCGTTGGCCATGGGTGCTGCCGGCCTGGTAACGCAAGGTGCAATTGATTTTGAAATGCTTGCGGGCGCCGTCAAAGTAGCCCAAGCTAGCTCTGCCGTAAATATAGAAAATGGCTTCGAAATAGCTCAAGGCATTGGTGATGTGGCTATGACAACAGCCGTTGGTAAAAGAGATGTGGAGGATTATTAAATGGAGCTTTTAACTTTTATACTTATAGCATATGGACTCACTCAGATTTTAGTGTATAGCGAACTGCCATGGCTTAAGCGAATGAGGCCATCCAAAGAGGCAGCCCGTGGATATGGTAAAGTATTCCATTGCCCGATGTGCATGGGTTTTCATGTTGGTTGGTTTTTAATGCTTCTTTCTCCGTTCACAGAACTATTTAATTTTGACGTTACTGTAACTAATTTCTTTCTTCTTGGATGGTTATCGTCTGGGACATCTTATGTTCTGAACATGGTCTTCGGAGATAAGGGAATCAAGCACGTTCAAACTATGGAGTTGACAAGTAATGAAACTCACGAAGAATAGACTTCGCCAGATTATTGCTGAAGAGATCTTAAAAGAACAAGAGCAAGAGGTAGACCCAACTAAGATTACATCTCAAATGGCTAGCACTGCTCAACGTAAAAGAGATGCTTTGGATAGGATTTCTGATACGGATAAAGAGTTTAGTGGCCCTGAGAAGGGGATTGTCAATCAAATTGAGGCTTATGTTTCAAGATTGGCAGCACTGCCAGGAGTTGATTTAGTACAACATAAGGCAGTCTTGCAGCGAGTGCTTAAAATGCTTGAGACAACAATTGCCCCTAAGACAAAAGGAGAAGGAAAATGAACACAGTATGGACAAAGAAGTGGATGCTTCAGCCTGTCAGACTTTGTAAGTCGGGCTGCATAATCGAGCGGGTAGCGCCCGCATCTTAAAGGAACACACCGATGAAAATCACAAAAACACAACTTAAACAGATGATTGAGCAGGAGCTTTCTGACATGTCCGAAGCGTGGACTTCGGATGGGAAGTGGAAGTCTCGCTTTAATACTCCCCCTCCTCCGCCCTCTGAAGAGGCGGAAAGCTTAGAGGACAGGAGAAAAAGAAGAGAGCGAGAAGAACGCGAACGCAGGCGCGGGGGAAACAGGTCCAAGTATTTCGAAGAAGAGATTCAAGAAGAAAATATAGAACTTGACGAAGGCTTCCTTGACACTATTAAGGGTGCTATAGGTATGGGCGGCGAAGAAGAAGCGCCCGCTGCCGCAAAACCTAGTGGAAGAGAAATTGTCTTAAATAGAGCTAAGAAGGCATGCGCACATGCAAAACCAGATGGCTCGCCCACCAACACTGAACGACGTTATAAAAAATGCCTGATAAGGCACTTACGAAAACAAACTGCCGATAATAGAGCGGCTAGCGCCGCCGCCGCCGAAGAAGAACGTCAAGCCGCTGCAGTTCAAAGAGATGTTGATCGAACGTCGGGATGTAATTGTAATACATTGCACAGACCTGGAACTAAATGTGGCAAGATATGCGCAAAACGACTCGGTGTGGATCCCAATGCCCCCCTTTCGCCAGAAGAACGCAAACGAATCCGCGACATCAGAGATCAAACGGACCAAGCTATAGCACAAAAAAACCGCGCTGCTTATGATCAAGAACAAGCCGACCGACAACGCGTTGCCGACGAAATCGATGCAAAGAATAGAGAAGATCAAAAGCGACGAGATGACTTAAGGCGAAAACGCAACCCTTACAACAGGCGCCGGCCAAGCCGTGGCACGAGCTTTGGCGGCGGCGGAATGGGAGAGAGTATCAATAAAGATGATCTCTACGGCATTATTGAAGAAGAACTCAGCGCATTTTTAGCAGAAATGAAGGATTAACCAATGACAAAGAAAGTACTACGAGAATATTACGCACTATGCGAAGGAGGCGTTTGCAAGGATCTTCTGACAGAAGAAGAGAAAGCTTATGTTTCTAACGGCGGCATGATTTTGACAGGCTGCATGCAGAAGGCTGACACCGTTAACGGCAATGGTCGCGTGTATCCGTACAACGTTTTAATGAAAGAGATGAAGAACTACCAAAAGCTTGTCAAAGAACACAGAGCTTTAGGAGAGCTTGATCATCCAGAAGATTCCGTTATCAATCTTAAAAATGCATCCCACATGATCACAGAAGTGTGGTGGGACGGCAAGAGCGTGATGGGAAAAGCTAAGGTACTGGATACCCCTTCGGGCAAAATTCTACGTTCTCTCGTGGAGTCTGGCGTTACGCTAGGCATCTCTTCGAGAGGTATGGGGTCTGTTACTGAAGCAAACGGACAAACAACCGTGGAAGAAGACTTTCAATTGATTTGTTTTGATTTTGTTTCCGAGCCATCCACTCCTGGTGCTTTTATGATGAAAGAAGCAAAAGAGAATTATAACCAAGTCTTTACTAAGGCAGACCGCATCAACCGACTATTAAATGAGGTCTTGGATGATGAGTAAATGGTCAAGCTATAAAGACCAGCAACTTTTAGTTGAGAATTGGCGCAAGTTTTTGCACACCGAGGATTTGACTAGTCAATTTCAAGCCAGCGGTGGTATAGATCCTCAGAAATATGCGGCCATGAAAGGTAAGTCTAAAACTGCTGCAGCATTGCAGCCGGGGATAGATGAACTTGATGAAAAGATCTTGGCTGCCGAAAAAGCTGTGGCTGAGGCAAACGCAGCCGCAGCCGAAATAGATCCCGAAGACATCTACGCGCCACGACGAGCGCGCGAAGTGATTCAAAAGGCCGAAAAGAAGCTATCCGATCTTCAACAGCAGAGGCAAGCGTTGCTGGATAAAATTGAGGGCGCTGGAAGTCTTGACCCAGCGGCACGCCAAGCAGCCTATGTGTTTGATGGCAATGGCGCCAAATTGGCTGGCATTATAGAGAAGATATTGCCCGAAGACGATGTTAAATCTCTTAGAGGAAATATTTTCGGCAAGCTCGATAAATATTTTGTTGATTTAAAGCCTTGGATGGCGGATGAAATCCGCAAGGATCACCAGACTAGACTACTTATGGACGCACTGGGTAAGCTGGTCGAGTTGGGCAAGAGAACCGACAGGGACTGGGATCGTGTCCGACAAGCGCGCAGCAAAGCCATCAATACCATAAATAGAAGTGTTGACAGTTTGGTTCAGAAAGTCGTCGCCATGAAAAAAGAACCTGTCAAATATCACCCTCGAACACGCCGCGCCGCCGCCGGCGCCGCCGATATGCGAAATAGATTAAGAAGAAGATCCACGGAGACAACATGAAGAAATCAGATCTAAAACAATTAATTAAACCTTTAGTCAAAGAATGTATACACGAAGTCCTTATAGAAGAGGGTCTTTTATCTAATGTCGTGGCAGAAGTGGCTAAAGGTATGCAGGGTAATCTTGTTGTTGAAACAGTGCAAAATAAACCTGAAGCCCTATTTACTGAAGATCTGCAAATGAAGAAGCAGGCACAAGATACCACAAGCAAACTTAAAGAACATCGTAGAAAGCTGATGGACACAATTGGTACGGAAGCTTATAACGGCGTTAATCTATTTGAAGGAACAGAACCTATGACAAATTATGATGTGTCTCAGCCGAAGGCTGGCGCTGTTGATCTCGGACACCCCGCCGACGCGGGCGTAGATATCAGTAGCCTCTTAGGTGGCGCTTCTCAAATTTGGAAGGCAATGAAATGAAGAAAAAACCAGCTAACGTTTCAGTTAATATAAAACAATGTCGCGGCAATGTAGAAAAGATGATTCGACGTTTTACGAAGAAATGTAAAAAAGAACGAATTATTGAAGAAATAAAAGATAGAAGGTATTACAAAAAGCCTTCTGATGCCAAGCGTGAAAAACGCCGTAGGGCTGAGCGGACTCGACTTCGCGAAGAAAGAAAAAAACAAAGAGCAATAGAAAGACGCAATAGAAAAAATACGTGACTATTTATAATTGTAAACAAATTTTGGAGGTTTTATAATGGGTTCTTGGAAGATGAATGCCGGTATCAACCATGCACCAGCATACGAGGTGAGTGGAAGACCGTTTGCAAGTGGCAGCATTAATGCCACAAACGCGACGAAAGTCGAATTCCCCTATGTGACAAGGTGGATCTATATTATCAACTATGGGGCTGAAAGGGTCAGAGTTGGTTTCTCTGAGAACGGTGTCAACGATGTTCCTGCTGGAAACGGTTATTATTTTGACGTAGGTAAACAGTCAGCTAACGATCTTGGCGATGCATCGTCCCAACGGCTGGAATTGAAAGTTAGTGAACTGTGGCTCTCAGGCTCGCCAGAAGTGCATATTGTAGCTGGCTTAACTACAATTCGTTCAGATGCCACGTCGATGGGTACTGGTCTTCCTAGCTGGTCAGGTTCTGCAGGAGTAGGCTAATTATGGCTAAGTTTGGCTGGGCATATATTGATTGCTCTGGGTCGAGTTCGGGCGGTGGATCTGGATCGGCTGGACCCAATGGCGCGTTGCAGTTTGTCACTGCATCGGGGCCTGGGCATACTACGGGTTCGGCTAAGTTAATCTATCATACTTCTTCGAATACGCTATTCTTGACAGGCACCTTAATAGTAAGTGGCACTGTCGAGGCGAATAACTATGATATCATTACGACTACTGTAACTGAAATTGATATGAGTGGTAATACCAACTTTGGTGATACCAACAGTGACACTCATATTTTTACTGGTAGTTTGTCAGTAATGTCGAGTTCTACATATTTGTTGAGCGCATCGGTACCGACTAACACAGTGCATGTGCGAGGTTTTGCTGGCAATTATACGAATGTACTGGCATCACCCTATACACTGAATAGTAGCGATTATATTTTGGGAGTGCAGATGCCCAATTATGTCACAATGTCACTCCCAGCCCCTAGCGCTGACAATAGAGGGCAGGTTTATATAATTAAAGATGAGGTCAATGGGCGAGGAACAGGTAGTATTTTTATCACGGGCGCCGTCGCTGGCTTTAGCATTGATCATACTGATTCATATGTAATGACAGGCTCTAATCCAGCCATTAGTTTATATTCAAACGGTAGCAATTGGTTTGTCTTCTAATTAGTCATAGGAGACACTTAGAATGGCATACAATCTTTTATCTGGCACCGTAATAGCTGCAGACAAGTACCTCCCAGGTGATTTAGTAGTCAATATTGTTTCGGGCAATTTGAGTACATCGGACGGCGCCTCTGTGCAAAATGTGCCCCGTGTTTCAAATGCCACGAACAATGCCGTCATAACGAATGTCGGCGGTGATGCCAACTCTCTTGTTTGCGAGAGCAATCTTACATTTGATGGTAGCACTCTTAATGTTGTGGGAGATATCACAGCTAGCGTTGGCGTTTCTGCTTCGTTTTTTGAGGGCGATGGTAGTCGCTTAACTAACATCACTGCAGGTGGTGGCGCCAATGCTCAAGGTCCCACATATTCAGTACAGTTTACAACTGGCTCTGGCGGATTAAGCGGATCTGCAGGATTGTTGTTTTCAGGCAGCACGCTCACGCTTACTGGCACAATGAACGTTAGCGGCACTTCGCATTTTGCTGGTGATTTGTTACCAGCCACGGCTGATGTACACGATCTGGGAAGCGCTGCAAAACCTTGGAGAGACTTATATATCTCAGGTAGTTCTATTCACTTTGGAAGTGAGGTATTGAGTGTCTCGGAAAATAACCTAAAGTTTGGTTCAGGCAGCACAACAAAAGGTTTTGATGTTGGATTCATGAACTTTAGGAACAATGGGATCTTTATGGATCCCGGTCGCATCTTTCAGCTTCGTGCTTATCAGATGCAATTTTATGGAGGCATCTCGTATGTTCGAAGAGTGGTTGCCGACAATTACACAGTGAGCACAATTGATTATCTTATCGGCGCTCTAACTCACGCAGAGTCCTCCTCAATTACACTATCACTTCCCGCCGCAGGTGCTTGTTCTAATGGGCAAACGTTCGTTATTAAGGACGAGGGAGGTGCCGCAAATGCCTCTCCAGTCATTATTTCTGCTAGTGGATCGAACACAATCGACGGTCAAAATTCAATAGTTTTGGAATCTCCTTATGCATCGATCCAGCTTTATTGCAACGGGATTGACAAATACTACATCTGCTAACTATTTAACCGCTTTGAACGACTATATATGTGTGATGGGTGTGGTGCGTTCACTCTTTCGAGAGAAGGGTATTGCACTCGTCTAGCTTAAATATAAACTAATTTTTGGAGGGTTTTATAAATGGCTTATAAATTTCAAATGGGAGATGCACGCCTGAGTGGTTCCGTTCGTCAGGAAGGAACAATTCGCGCTGATCAAAAAATCTCCTCTTCCGCAGATCTTTATGGTTTGCAATTGCGTACTGGTGGTACAGTTCGCATCGATTCCGCTGGTGCTCTGAGCAACATCGGCGCTATTACACAGGCTGGTGGTTCTGTCACTCTTGACGGTGCTGCTGACACAGCAATTGATCTTGCTGCTGATTCACTTTACTTCCGTGATGCCGATGGCACAATGAAGCGCGAAGCAGTTTCTGATATTGCTACCGGCATGGCTGGTGTTGGTCTGGCTGCTTCTTCTGGTGTTTTCTCTGTTGACCTCAACGAGTTGAGCGCTGGTGCAATCGCTTCTGGCGACTCGCTTGCTTTTGTTGATGCTAATGACAGCAACAACAGCAAGAAAGAGACTGTCGATGATCTCGCTACTCTTTTCGCTGGTGATGGTCTTGGTGCCTCTTCCGCAGTTCTCGCTGTTAATGTTGATGGTTCGTCTATCGAAATCAATTCTGATGCACTTCGCGTGAAGGCTGCTGGTATCACTGATGCTATGCTTAATGATGATGTCGCCACTGGTCTTGCTGGTGTCGGTCTCTCTGCTGCTTCTGGTGTTATGGCTCTTGATCTCAACGAGCTTACCGCTGAGGCGGTCGCTTCTGGCGATTTCCTGGCTTTCGTTGATTCGACCGATAACGGTACTCACAAAGAGACTGTCGATGATCTCGCTACTCTTTTCGCTGGTAATGGTCTGTCCGCTGCTTCCGCAGTTATGGCTGTTGACTTGAACGAGTTGTCCGCTGCTGCTGTCGATGTTGCTGCTGATAGCATTGCTATTATTGATGCTAACGATTCCAATGGCTCCCGTAAGGAAAGCATTGCTGACCTTATGACTGCTGCTGCTGGTGTTGGTATCTCCGCTGCTTCTGGCGTCTTGGCTTTGGACATCAATGAGTTGACTGCTATGGGTGGTCAGTTGACCCCTGCTGCTGACTCTCTTGCTATGCTTGATGGCACCGTTAGTAAGAAAATCAGCATGAGCAATTTTGCTGCCAGCATTAAAGCTGCTAGCAACTCTGGTCTTGTCGCTGCTAGTGGTCAGTTGACAGTTTCTATCAATGATCTCGGAGCGGGCGCTGTTGCTGTTGCTGCTGATAGCATTGCGATTCTTGATGCTGATGACAATCTTTCCAAGAAAGAGAGCATTGTTGACTTTGTTGCTGGAATTGCTGGCGCTGGTCTTTCGGCTTCTGGTGGTCAGCTTTCCGTTCAAGGAAATGCTGTTGCCTCCTTTGGTGATGAAGATGCAACTGCTGCTGAGGGTTTCAACTACGGTACAGCTACTTTGACTGCTAACCGTACTCTTACTCTCCCGGCTGCTCCTTCTGTTGGTGATGTGATTCACATTAAAGCTCCGCCTGCTTTGGGTGGTTTTAACCTTATCATCTCGAAAGCTGGCTCTCACACCATTGATGGTCACGATACCGTTCGCATTGAGTCGGGCGATGGTGCTGTCTCCTTGGTGTACGCTGTCGCTAACAAGTGGAAGCTGTTCTAATCTAAAGTTATCTTTGGATTAAGACACATCTTAATTTCTGGGCGCCCTCCTTCTGGGGGGCGTCCTTTTATTTAAATACTATTTATTAATATGGATACTTTGGATTTGCACGGAATTCGACATGAGGATGTAGAATATAAAATTCATAGGTTTATTTATCGTGCCAAATTGCCGTGTAAAATTATTACTGGCCACTCTTCTGAAATGAAAAAGATAGTGCGCACGGTGCTTGAAGAATATGCCTTACATTCTCATTATGAAAACTATGTAAATAATGGATGTTTGGTGGTTACTGAATAAGAAAACAGCTAATTATGTAGCGAGGACACAATATGGCTTATAATGTTTTAAAAGGAACGGTCGCTGGCTCCGTTGATCAATATGGAGATCAACACATTGAGGGAACAAAAGTATTCAAAAATACTATCAGCGCTAGTGTATTTTATGATACAGATGCGGAGAGTCCCTGTGCCACGTTGAAAGATGTCCCGTTTCAAAAATTGGATGGAGGTTCGCCAACTGCAGTTGTTACCTATCAAGGTGAGAACACAGCTAAGGCGGAGTATAATTTAACTTTCGATGGAACAACATTGAAAACTAAAGATGTTCGAGCAGAACGTTTGTTTGGCTCGGCTGAAGGCTTGGTTAAACTGCCTGCTGATCAATTTGTTGGCAAGATCGGCGCCCATGATTTGTCGCTAGGTGGCACATTACAGTCTGCCCGAGGGCGTTTACAAATTAAAGCTGGCGCTGGGATAGAAATAACTTCGGACGGCGCAGCAGCTTTATTACACCCACAGGGCGCTTTATCTTTTCGTGCGGGTAAGATTGAATTTAATGCCAAGCAGTGCGCCGATATTCGTCTGCGGGGCCAGAATCTTAGTGACGACGATATAATGGTTGTGTATGATGCATCACGCGGCGACACACGTCGTACCACGTTACAAAACTTTTA